GTCTTGATCCGAAATCGTTTCTCATAGTTTTCTCCTATCTGTTTTTTAGCCTAAATAAATTAGAAAGTCCACCAGTATTATAACCAGGAATTCTTCCTCCGTGAGCAACGGACATCAATTGAGACTCTTCAGTATCCCCCATCAAATACTTCTGTCTAAAAGCAGCTAGATAAGCCTGTTTCTTAGCTTGCATTTCTTGTTGTCTTAACCAAGCTGCAGCAGATGCCTCGTCCATTTCCTTATACTTCTGTTCTAATTGAGTCTTTTCAGCGTTAGCATCATTAATCTCTGTAATCTGTTCTGTTGTATATTTAATATCCACACCGTCTCTTTCAGGAGTAATTGTTTCTTTTGTAAGTCCTTCTAACTGAATTCTTTCAGGGTGTCCTCTAGGAAGAGATTGTATAAGATCTTGTCTAGCCACTTTTTCTTCTATCCTTGCTTTCATTTCTTCTATACTTCCAAAATTTTCTCCAACGAATGTATTTATAGTGTCTTCAAATCCAATTTTATCTGCCCCCCATTTAACAAGTTTACTTGCAGCTTGTCTTGTTAAAGGATTATCTATTCCTCCGGTAAGAGCAAAAGTAAGCAAATTAACCGCCATGCCCCCAATAGTAACAGTAGGTTTATTCCACTGCTGTGCTTTTTCCCAAGTTTCGGTTCCTCTTTCTTCCTCTTGGTCTCTAACCATTTGTTGTAAGTCTAATTTTCTTTGTTCCTCTAATATCTCCGGAGTATCAAAATGAACATTACGATATGGTCCATCATCTCGCTCCACTGTTTTAGTTTCAGGTGCAGAGGGTTGATCATAACCTCCTCCTTCCCATGAAGGTTCACTAGCACCACTATATGCTCCTGTCCCTCTTGCTTCTTGTCCCCAATCTTGAGGCCCTTGATATCCTTGTCGTCCCGGTCCTGGTTTTACCAGTTGTCCTCCCTGTTTTAATCCTATTATTCCGCCTTCAGCTACTGCCATAACTTTACCTCGTTTGTATTTGTCAGTACTAGGTACTTTTTCTGGTTCTAATCCAAAATCTTCTTGCGTAATACCTTCAAAAGCCCCACTATTTATAAGATCTTCTAATGTTTCGGGTTCATCAGGAATATTAGGGTCATCAGGAATATTAGGGTCATCAGACATCAGGGATGCTACATCTCCTTTAATCTCGCTGAAATCTATATCTCCCAATACTTTAGCGTCATCTCCCAATCCTTGTCCAAAATCTATAGATTCCTTAAGTCCTAGCGTTGTATTTTTATTTCTATTTTTAAATTTGTTATAAAGATAACTCCCACCCAGTAGAACCGGATTCACTTTTAAAAGATCCACAGGGTTTAAGCTTGTGCTAAACTTTTTAACCTTGAGTGCCAGATCAATGTTTGCTAGATTTTCGTCAACCCAGTTGTCCTTTGTACGATCACGAGTCTTCAGCCTTTTACGATTTAGTCTATCTGTTTTTGCTTGCTCTAGGAGTACGTCAAGATTATCCTTATGAATATTAATAGGACCATCCGGTGTTGTAGTTGTAGTAGTTGTAGTAGGTCCAAATCTATCTGGATCATCTCTTGGTCCTCTGTCTGAAGGACCACTACTATATGCTCCTGTTCCTTTCGCTTCCGCACCCCAATCTTGAGGTCCACCATAACCTGGTCTTCCAGGCCCTGGTTTTACCAGTTGTCCCCCTTCAGCCAAACCATAGATACCGGCTTCATGAGAAGGGATTAAACCTCCATGATTTTTAGGAAGATAGTATTCTGGAAGACTATTAAGTTGTGAATTTAATTCCGCTATTCCACCCAATCCATATTTTGCTTCCCATCGGTTGGCAATTTCTGGATGATTAGCGTGTAGATATCTTCTTTGTTTTTCAGATTGAAAAGGCATTAGCTTCTCGGTCCTTTCAGCGTCTTAACGTCCTTTCGTTTCATAACATCAGAACGCATTTTCGCTCGGTTGGACATCGCTTGTTTTTCTAAAGAGGTATCGGCTCTTAAATGAGCGAGCTCTTCGTTTTGTTCCATCTTCTCTTCTTGAACATTTTGATTCATCATCGCCTTCATACGATCAAGCGCGATTCGTTGTTCATCTTCTTGTTGTTTTCTTTGATTGTCTTGCGCTTTAAGATCAAGTTCTCTTGCTCGTAGTTTAGCAATTGGATCATGATCAAATTGAGAAGTAATTTTCTTTTCTTCGACCAGGAATTCTTCCATCATCTCTGCAATCAACTGAGCCTTACGTGCTTCAATCTGTAACTGAAGATTCTGAGCTTCCGCTTGAATTCTTGGGTCGGGTTGTTGTTGAGGATTCTGACTCATCATTTGTTGAATCTGTTGAACCTTTTGAATCTTGTCTTTAAATTCCATTTCCACCTGTTCTTGAGCCATCATCGAAATATGTTCGAAGACATTCTTTTCTAAAGCAGCAATCACCATGGGATTGTTTCTTGCCATGTTCGTTGCCATAAAAGCTATGTGCGCCGTGATATGAGCTCGATGATCTTGACCACTAAAGGCTTGGAAAGGTTTTCCACCAATCGCATCGATATGTTCGATGGCCGGATTCTTAGGAGCCGGAGGCGGAGGGGGTGGTAAAATCTGATCAATATTCTTGACGCCAATCGCTGTATACATATCTCGATAAGCTTCATAAAGATTATGCATCTGTGGATTTGATTGAGCGAGTTGTAATTCTGTTTGTGCCGTGGCAATTCGTTGAGTCTGAGAAAAGATATTAGGATCAGCAACCGGCATAATATCAATCTTGTCATCAAAGTCGGCCTGTTTAATTTCTTTTTGATCTCCAATCACATCGTAAGGATAAACCGGAGGCAAGTACGTGGACAAGACATTCGCCAATAAAGCAAACTCTTGTTTTAAGGATGCGTAAATTCTTTTGTGAATGGCACTCATCACTCGTGAGCCTCTTTCTAAAAGAGCCACGGTTGTTCCTACAGCCGCTTGTTGATTGCCATCACCCACTTGCATATCGGCAATCGATGCGAATCGTTGTCCGGCTTGAACAACAATGTTCATCAGTTGCAATAAAGTTTGAGACGGTTCTTTATAAGGAAGCGGCATAAACGCATCTTTAATATTACCGCCGGGAGCGTCGACATCGCGCCACTCCCCAGGCTGTAACGAGACAGCATCGTTTTGTACACGAATGCCTCTCTGTTTAAACCCGGCAGGTAAGTTGGAGAGCGTACCTGCATCTAGTAATTGACGGAGAGCAGACGTTGCCGTTCTGCTAAGTCCACCAATCATATGAATGAGTCCAAAGCCATAGAATCCAAGACCTGGCAGAAATCGAAAATGCACAAAGTATTGAATCTTATTTTTCAATGGATCATCGAGTTTAAAATTTCTTCGAATCGATAAAACTTTTCGGGTAGAATTTTCTATGGTAACAATATAAGGAACCTTAATTCCCGTCGGTTGGCCATCTTGACCTTGATCTTCAAAACCTTCTAAATCTAAATTGACATGGCATTCGACCAGCGTGAAAATCTTTTCTTGCCAGCCTTTACGAACGCCTTCGAGTTCTCTTTCTTTTTTCTTGAGTTCACTCTCTTCATTATAAGGAACCTGGAGATCGATATTTTTATAGAATCCAGAAACTTGTTGTTTCTTTAAATCGTTCTCGGTGGTTTTAATAACATGACAAATGGCTTCCGCATCCTCTAATGAGGTAGCAGAATACGGAACCACTAAGTCATCCGCTTGAACAAACTTTGATACGGCTCGTCCAAGTAAATCGTCATAGTATACCTTCTTGAAGGTTGAGCCTGCAAGCGGTAAATAAAATAGCATTTGATCAAATTCTGAGTCGTACTCTTTCATGACGTTACAAATCTGATAGTTCATGAAATCCTTGACCCTAGTCGCTTGATCCTGTTTTTGTCTTGTAATCTTTCCTAAAATCTGTGCGCGTACCGGTCCTCCGGCAGGAAGTAGTTCTTTATATGCGCCTGCTTGAAACTGGGTTACGGCTTCGGCGAGTACAGGATGCGTTGCACCTGCTGCGCCTTGAAACGGTTGTGTTCTGTCTTTGTATTGAAATCCTAATAGATCTAAACCCTTGGTGTAGGAATCCGCCCATTGTCTTCTGGATCTACGATACTCGTCGTAATTATTCCAGAGTTCTGATCCTAATGTATCTAAAACATTGTCTGGGAGAAGGTCGGCTAAATTAGCATAATGATCTTGACCACCCTCTTGATTAACTGCGCCGGGTTCAAAGGTAATTTCTGCAGAGCCGTCTTCATTCTTGGTGACTTCAGGTTGCTCAGGACCTGATGCTTGAGCTTCAGCTTGAATTTCTAATTGCTGTTGATGCGACGGAACTTTTAAAGTCTGCTTTACGTTCGGTAAAGACTTATCGATTTCTGCCATTTTTCTTCTCCAATCTTACTGGTTTATCCTGTTTTGATTCTTTAATCAAGGCTCTAGGCTCAGGGCCTTTGACAGGAGGAATCAAGTTCCATTTCACGTTTTTCATATTCTTGGTTAACGTCGGGTTCATTTAAGTAAACTAGCTATGCCGCCCATGGCAAACATGGGCTCATCTTTATCAAACTCTTCTTCTTTGATAACCCCTTTTTTTATTAATTCTTTTTGTTCTTCAATGAAAGGTTTACGTCTTTGATAATCTTTATAGGAATCATAAACAGAAGCTGCAGCCGTTGCCGGCCATGCTATTTTAGAAACTGCACGGACAGCTTTTGGATTTAAAACTATTCCTCGTAAAGCAATATCTCTAAGTATTCTAGCCTTCTCTGGAAAATTAGGAGCATTTTTTAACATGCTAAAAGTTCGAGTAATTCCATACTTGTCCATGGCATTTGCCCAAAATGCTTTAGTCATCCAAAAGCCAGGACTCGTTACATCACGATGATGTTCTTTCGAAGTTATTGGAGTATCCACGAATGCTGCACCTATATCTACAGCGGGAACGAACAAAGGTCTTATTATTTTTTCGAAAGCGGAACCTGCTTTTGTTCCTACTTGTTTTGCTATTTCCAATGCTTTCTTTGGCTCAACAATAGCGGCTCCTGCAGCAATAGGAGCTGCTAGAGACATAGTCTTCTTTGGATCTTCTGCAATGGCACTTACGATATCATAAGGAAAGACCGCTGTGCGATCTTCTTGTTTCTGGTCGCCAGTCTCTAGAAACTGGGATGTCTTCTCTTCCATCTTTTTTGTAGTCATACCTTTTTCACGCGTTGTTCCTGCTGTAGTAAGCACTAGTCCTGCTGCAAGCATTGCTGCTTTTAAATATTTATTCCCTTTAATAAGGTTGCCTCCTTCAAATGCTTTGATAGCTTTTTGTAATTCAGGTGCCAACTTATTAAAGTGTGCTTTATTAAATCCACCGGCAGCCAGCTTTTGCATTATATACCCTTTTGTTTGTTGAAAAAGATTTGGCTTAGTCAAAGAAAGTTCTTTCATCGGTCTTACAACCGCCTCACCCTTTTTTACATCCGTAACAATTCTAGGGGTAGCAAATTCCTCGTTCATTTTTTTAGTTATCTTATTTAAATTTTTAATATATTTAGAATCTCCAATATTTTTAAAAAATTTAGCTTGACCTGTAGCGTGCTTATCTAACTCTGATTTTATTGTATTAGTTTCAGGTATAGTGGCGATGATTCTATTTAAGGTATTTGCATCCTCTAAAATAACCGCTCGAGAAACTCCAGCTGGGTGTTCGATTCCTATTGTTTCATAATAACCAAACAATTTCGAAATAGGTTCACTTACCGTTCGATAAGCATATCTAAAATAATCATTAGCATTTTTTATAGCTTTGCCTCGTTCATCTACTACTAAAATTCCTTTTTCCTGAATAAACGGTAAAAGCGTTTCAATATCTTTTACATATTTTGCTTTTCCCGTTTCAGACTTAAAAGAATTGTCTTTGATAATTTTTTTATAGAGTTTGGAAAGTTCTTTGTCCTTGTTAATAATATTTCCAATCGTAGTACTTAAAGCACTTAAAGGTTGTTTAAATTGTTTGGTCCCTTCAAAATTTTTTAAAACGTTTTTCTTATTCGCTTTAAAATATTCAATGGCAATTTGATGAGAAGTCTTACCCGCCTTTAAATCTTTCTTCAACATCTTGAGCGTATAATCAGGGAGTCTTGATGAAATACCTTCGTAAAGAAGTCCAGAAAATTTTGGAGGGATAAATGTACCTTTATTTACACTAACATTTTTTCTAATGAGCTCTTCAATATTATCTGTAATCTTAATCCCTTTATCTTTATAAAACTTATATCCTGCATCATACGCTGCTTTATGCTTTTCCTTCATTCCATAATGCGTGACACCCGGTTCTACGATCCCGCCAGGTTTCATGTCGATCCTTCCTCCGTCTTTAACCTGTTCGCCAACCTGAATACCTTCCTCACGAAGGAGGTCTGGAATATTAGGCATTGGAGTAAGATCCTCTGAAAGCTCCGGTGCCATAAGCGGAATGTTACCAGGAGCCTTTGCAGTGTAAGATTTTGTAGGACTTAAGGTATTGCGCGCTATAGAAATTTCATTGAGTCCAAAGCGTTCGCCCATCGTAATCGGGCCTGTTCTATTCCACCATTCGATATAAGCCATTAACGACTCCTGAAAAGGTTGGACACGCCGCCGGTTGCATAGCCATCAATCAGGCCGCCAGTCGCATGAGGCCTGCCTTTAGGAATAAAGTCTTCTAGTAATTGTTTTTCTAAAACATTAATGCCACCTTCAACACCTCCTGTTTTCGTAGCGTCAAAAGCTTCCTTGAACTGTTTTAATAAAACAGTTTGATTTTCAACAGGTAATTTATTCAACTTAGCTATAAGTTCGCTCGGCAATGTTTTCTTGAATGCCATCAAGTCTATTTTTACAAAGTCTTCTGTTTTAAGGGGCTTGCCCATAAATTCTCGCATGTCTTTTGGAAATTTTGATTCAAGAACCACTTTCTGCATTTCGATAAAATCCTTGTCGCCAGTTTTACTCACCGTCAGATTCTGGAATCTTTTATCCTGTCGCATGGTCTTGAGTAAATTCTCAGGGATCTCGCCTCCAGCCTCAAGGTGCTTGATCGCAGCTTCGGTTTCTTTAAACACTTTTACTTTTTCAGCTTCAGGCATTTTATAAAAAATTGATTTAGTATTCGCTGAACCATAAATCATGTCATCCAACACTGATTTTAATTGTTTAATCAACCAGCGCGCGCCTTTGACTAAGTCTATTACTGTTTTACCAGAACGATAGCCTTGTCGCTCTCTGAAAAGATTTGAGACTCCGCCAGTGGCATGTTCATTTCTTTTTTCAGTAGGAAAGACATAATCCTTTGGCTCTCCATATTCTTTCTCTGAATAAAGTTTAGGCATCTGTTCTTTATAGTAACCTGATTTATAATCTTCGTGCATTTCAGGGCCACCTCTTGTTTTAAAGACTTCATATCTTCTTAAAAGTTCTTTTTGGGCTTTATACTTTTTCCATAGTCTATAAAAATCACTTGGTTTATAAATTTCTGGATCATCTTTTCCCAACATCTTTGCTATTTCCTCAATACCTGTAACTCCAGCTTCCATCGCTGCAATTAAGGCAGCAAAAATACCCCCTGTTTGAGCCTTGGTTTTTAAGTTAAATTTTTTGGCTAGTTCTATTCCTTTGGTTACCAGACCTGGGTTTCGAAATCCAGTTCTGCCACCTTCTGCAAAGTACTCAGGAATTTTCTTGGTCCATTCTTTGATGGACATTCTATAAACGTCATCGCCTCTTAAATATAGATCTTCCATAATATCTGAAATTTTAGTGGAGTCACCTTGTAACTTGTTCGCCTCTAAATATTTATTGACAGCTCTTCCCTTTACCAACATATCAATCTGTTTAAGTTTATATCCTTTTTTAGCCAGATCACTAGTACTTAAATCACTATATATCTCATTCCAAATATCCATGTTCTTTGTCGTCACTTTATAATCAGGGTTAGACATAATAGTCTTACCCTCAGCATCTACAGTTTCATGCCACATTTCTTCGTTGGGTTTTCTTATCTGATTCTTTTTAGCATCCCACTTATCCCAATACGATGTCCCTTCTTTACGGGTTAGTTCTCCTGTCTTAGAATCTTTAACGGCGCTGAATCGTCCAGTAAATCGACCAACCCTCATTGGGTTTCCAGACTCAGTCAATCCAGTAATAATAAACGCATCATTCTCAGGGTCTAGCCGTGGAAAAGTAGTGCCATATTTCTTCTCAGCGTTTCTTCGTTTGATAATGTTTCGCGCATTCTCTAGACCTTTACGTTCACTATCAGCAATCGCTTTGATCATATCTCGCTTCGGACCCTCAGTAACCGTTCCTTTAATATTAGGGTTGTCTATAATTTCTTGAATTCTTTTTTGAATATTCTGAGTCCTTTTATTAATCTGAGACAACGAAAGCTTTGATAGATCTTCATTCATCGCTTTTTTAATCAACTCATTCATCTCTGCTTGCAGCTTCTTCATGATTTTATTTTTTGCAGCTACAGAAAGATGCTCATACTTAGAACTCCCAAAGGCTAAAGCATCTAGTTCCTCATCAATCTTTTCCATCTCCTTGGTGTATTTCGAAGCAGGAGGCTCTAGCTTTTTATAAATGTTTCGTGCTTTTGAACGTTCTATCAGAGTGGGTGTCCAGCCTTTGGTAAAATCTTCTTTGGACACGTTAAAAGGAGGGAACTCTTTTTTAACCGAAGGAGGAACTTCAACTTTCTTAGTCACCTTCTCATGGTTTTTTAAAATATTTTTATTGGTTTCAAAAATGGTTTTCTGTTTGCCATCCAATCTAAGTCTTCCTATTTTTAAAAAATCAGTAATCTGTTGTATTGCCGATTTAAACTCGGGCCAACTTTTAGGAGCCTTATGAACAAAATTCACTACACTCTTGGCGTACCTACCCCCCTTGGGGATCATTCCTAGAATTGTTTCAATACCCATTTTAATAATACTCTTTTCTCATAACCGGTTTCTTCGGGTTTTTATAGTCTTCAGGATGGGTAATCCATCCCCCTTGTCTAAATCGCATCACAGCCTGAGTCGTACTATCGACCAAGTCATCATGATCACCATATGGAAAGGAAGCGCATTCTTCGATTACTTCTTGAGCAAACTCCATCTCCAAAGGAGCCCAAATTCGGCCGGACTCAAAAAGAGGCGCGACCGCATTAACTCTACTATGCTTATCATTTCCTTTGCTCGGAGTAAAGTTGATAACGGGGATTCCCATCGCTCTCAGTTCAAAGGCTAAAGGCAGCCCCGCCGCCTTCGACTCGATAATGACCGTTTCCGGTTCCCAGTATTTATAGAGTTCAAGCGCCTTGCGCCTTAATTCTGGAAACTCCATTCTTTGTTTAACGGCATCAACCAGGATTAAATTGTCCGGCGTGTCTTCGGACGTTGAAAACACTCCCCACGTCGTAATCGCTGAAAAGTCGGACGATTCCTTTTTCAAATAAGCAGTATCGTAGCTTTGAATGACATGTTTTAATTTTGGCATCTTTGGCTCTTTCCATTTACGCCACCATTCCCTTTTGATAAGGGCTCCTTCTTCGGACGTTGGATTCTGCATGTATTGAGAATTCCATTTAGGTAAAGCCACTGAAGCCTTGACCCCTAAGAGCTGATCCAAGTCCCAATATTCTGGCCACACGGGTTTACCTGAAGGTAGGATCGCAGGAAACTCAACCACATCCCACTGATCGGCTTTCGGTTCTTTTTGAGCGGCTTGTAAAGTGCCTGTTAAATCTTTTGTATTCCATCTTGTCATAACCAGGACAATTCTTCCTCCTGGTTGAAGTCTTTGTCGTGGACCTGTCGTGTACCATTCGTACGCTCGTTCCATCGCCTTCTTGGACATAGCGTCTTGCTCGGAATGTGGATCATCAATAATTAAAAGATCGGCTCCTCTTCCTGTGACCGCGCCCTCGACTCCGACGGCAAAGTACTCGCCTCCCTGATCAGTTTCCCAGCGACCAGCGGCTTTGCTATCTTCCATGAGTCTTGTGGGAAAAACTTTTTTATATTCTTCTGTATCCATTAAGTGTTTAGCCTTTCGACCGAAACGTACTGCGAGTTCAGCAGTGTGAGTGGCTTGAATAATTTTTAAATTTGGTGTCTTGCCAATCATCCAGGCTGGCAAGAGATAGGATGCAAATTCTGATTTGGTATGACGGGGTGGCATATTCACAATCAACCGTTTAATTTCACCCGATGCCAATTTATTAAATTTTTTTGCAATAATTTTATGATGGGACCCCTCTATAAAATCAGGCCACATGTGCTTAACGAAAGTCAGAAAATCATTTCGAATATCATTAATGGTTTTCGTTCGGCTTAATGTAATAAGCTTCTTCTTAGCTTTACGTCTAAGATCAGGAGGAAGTTTTTCTATTTTTTTTACAATTTCTTCTAATGATAAAAAATTTTGCATAATATTTTTATTATGGGACCCAAAATGTATTTATCAGCACTGGCTCTCTGAATCAAGCAATATAGTGTAAAGCAGTGGGACCCCTTTTGATATTAAGTGTTTTAGTGTTTGAGGAATTGTCTTTTTTCGGATCGGTTGTGGTACCTCTATCGATCTATATATATTAATAATAAGTAACAAGTGACAGGCCAAGCGACGCTAGTCGCTTGGCTCTAGAGGATTAGATGGCTAGTCTGCCATCATCGGTAATAGTTTGTTCGTTATCATATTGTTGTTGCGTTAATGGTCTGTGTTCCTGGGTCAAATGATTGTAAGCATAATGATTATTATTATTCCAATCACGTCTAATTGACCACGCATTATCAGCGGTCAATACTCTAGGCTGAGTAATCATACCAAAGTGATCTAATGCCCGTTGACCATAGACATTATACCAATCACGTTCACATTGCATTGAACATGCATTGCCATCAAGATAATAGAA